GGAAAAAGTTTTACGGTATACACGTAGCTGGAAAAAGTTTAATGCGAAATGGTTACTCGGCAAGATTGTGTTTAGAAGATATTGATGAAATCTGTGAACACATTGGTGATTTATGCATTGATAAAACTATTGAATTTCAAGCATGTATACCAGATAATGATTTGCCCTCTATATTCTCGCAACTTTGTGACGTTGATATAAATAAATCTATGAATTATCCTAACAAAACTCAGATTGTACCTAGTGTATTACATGGTCAATGGCCTATGCTTAATCTATCCCCTACTAATTTGTCCCGTGAGGCCTATCGTCTTGCAATATCAAAATATTGTAGACCACCAATCCATATAGATGATACTCTCTTTTTGGCTATTTCCAAGGCCACCTTTAATTACATTGTCACCCGCTCCGTTAAGTATGATGCAATTAAAAGGTTATTGACCTGGGAAGAGACTATAAATGGTATAAAGGATGAACCTAATTTTGGACCAGTAGATAGATCTACGAGTCCTGGTTATCCTTTTATTTTTGAAAAGGAGGGTTTTACTGGCAAACTTAAGTGGTTAGGTAATTCTCAAGACCCTTTGCCTATTCATGGTCAGCATCTTTTAGAAAGATGTAAGATTATGGAAGACACTCTTAAAAGCAGAGAAAGGTGTCTTGTTATTTACACTGACAATCTTAAAGATGAAAAACGACCCATAGAGAAAGTTCTTTTAAAGAAAACCAGATTATTTTCAGGTTGTCCATTGGATTACTTGTTATTAGTCCGGAAATATTTTGGAATGTTTTCTTTATGGACCATTAAAAATAATATTGATAATGGTATTGCCGTTGGTATTAATCCTTACAAAGAATGGCATTCCCTTACTATGAGTTTACTTAAACATTCTCGACCACAAGAGGAAGGTTTTTTGGCTGGTGACTTTTCCGGTTTTGATTGTGCTGGTAAACAACATTTGTATTGGCATATTTTAGACAGAATTAATGATTGGTACGATGATTCTGACGAGAATAAGACCATACGGTACATGTTGTGGGTTGAGTTAGTTCAATCTAGACATATTCATAAAAATCATATTTATGAATGGGCTAATTCTTTACCTAGTGGACATCCACTTACAGTTTTAGTTAATTCTATATATAATTTAATGGCCTTTAGGTATTGCTGGGTTAAATCAAATAAAAATGATTTGTCTGCTCTACCAAGTTTTGATAATCATGTTTACCTCATCACATTTGGTGATGATGTGAATGGTAGTATATCGAAGCATTTTAGACATTCTTTTAACGATATAGTTGTTCAAGATTATATGAGAGATTTAGATCTTACGTATACTTCTGATAGTAAGGCACAATTTATCACTCCGTTGAGAAAATTAAGTGACATATCTTTTCTTAAAAGATATTACACTATAAATAAAATTGACGGC